GTTCCACCGCCACCTCGCACACTTCCTCCACCCCGGGGACCCCTGATGTCCCCATCACCACCCAGACCCGCGAACGCCTCGAGTTGGACACCCCTCGCATTTGGGTCACAGTACCTACTATCACTCCTGCACATGGGTCCATTCTTGGGACCATACAACCACTCCGCGAACGCAGTCTGATCCCCTGGAATTTTAGAAACGGGGGACGTCACAAACTGACGATCTACAGCGTTTCGCATGTACTTGGGAAGGGGGGAACGCGATCTTCCACCATCCGTTGGGAGGTCACCGCTTATATAGTTATTTGTGTATGACTTTACGGTTGGGTAGTAACACGCCTCCAACCTGTTTGGGGCATCTGTAAAGTCGGTGATGAGAACATTAGCCATTGGATTTTCCTTCGTTGGCATTTGACACGGTTTTTCACCTTTCGTGGTATATCCAATCGTATTCGTCACCATCTTAGACTTATAAAGAACATATATGACAGATAGAACGGTCGCAGCTAATACAAATATCCTAGGATCACGACGAATGACATAAATCATAGAACTGGCGTAAATAACAAATCGAGAAGCAGCATTGATGCGATCTTCTGGTGTTTGCTCACTGGTTGGCCAGAACTGAGAAATTTTATCGGTCCTGAATAGTTGTTGAGGATCCTCAAACCAAACTTTCATTTAGTATAGGTTGAGGTTTATTTTTTAGGAAGACTACCAAGCATATTGCCCATCATTTTCATAAGAGCTTCCTGGTTAAGTTCTCCATCACCATCCTGCATCTTGTCAGCACAGTCCTTCGCGATCCCTTCGATCATTTTCAAAGTGTCATCTGGGATTGAAGTAATCGTAGTGCCAAGCATGTACAGTGTCTGTAGATACTGCCATGTCGCAGCCTTTGTATTGGCTGTCATTCTCACCCAATAGGACTTAATATTGAGATCCTTGAGGAAATCGATTGTATCAATCTCCTTGAGGAGAAATGTTTCATCCTTCGCGGAAATCTTATCAGCGTAGGGCGAAACACCATTCATGAAAGCATCTACAACGAGACGCGGGTTGGATGACTTCAGTACATCGAAGGATGTCATCATTTTCTTAATGCCTTTTTCATCTGGAAAAGTCTTGTGCAATTCCACAAGAAATTGACCCATCATATCGTTAAACGCAGAAACGGATGCCATTTTCTTATTTTAATAGTTTAATCTTTAAGTTTAGAAAGGATCGGATGAGATAGATTCTTTTTGTCCAATACCACCAGATACGATGAAAAATACTAGAATCGCATTGAGTATGGCGGGCTTGGTGTATTTGTTGAGTTCCAATTTGCCCTCATTATTGAGGTTAGCCTTTAGGTGAATATAGGCCGCAGTTATACCAGCCGCGATGAGAGCAGCACTCGCGGGGTCCCGAAGATAGTCGGAGAGTTCCATTTAATTATAGCCAACTTTTTTTGTACGCTGTTCAGGTGCGTCCCCAAAAAAAACATCATCGTCGCCTGGTTCTGGTCCTGGTACTAGTTCCGGTTTCGGTTCTGGTTCTGGGTTCGGGGCCTCAACACCCGGTACAACTTTGAATTCATTCTCGAGACCGGTTGGTTCAGGGTCCGGTCCGATCTCTGACTCTGGCTCTGGTGCCATCTCCGGCTCCATCTCCGGCTGTGGCTCCATTACCTCTTCTGGGAAAGGGTTTTCTTCATCTTCAAGTACGTCGGGATCAATACCATCCTGAATATCACCATCGAGGGAGATGTCTCTAGTCTCTTGAGACATATATGTTTGAAGAATTTGTTGCACTGGAATCAATTCTTTGACGGTATTCTCGATACAAACTGAGAAACGATTGGTCAAATTCTCATCCCTTAGGTATTCACTTTGTTCTTCACTGAAGATGTAAGGATCCTTGTAAATATCTTTGGCGACGTTGTTGTAACACGTTTGAATAAAAACTTCCGTAGTTGGGAGTTTGAGAGAAATCTTCTTATTGTCAGCCTTTAGGCGAACAGCTGAGAGAATCTTGGTGCATGCAACAAATACAGCTGCCAATAAATCGTTAAACCATGCACACCTGTTAGCAATGTTGTCAGAGTGATTTTTTGACATCGCGTTGGACCAGTTGGGGACTTCCTTGAGTAATTTTTGAAACATTATGAGAACTTTTCGTCCCTTGGACATAGTCACGGCTTCGTTATACATGTCCTGAAAGACTTCAATCATAGCTGGGGACATGATGAGGCACATTTGCCCCAGGTATTCACGCTTAGCCTCTACCAATATATTGAGGTTGTCCATTTATGATTAAAGTGGTTTTTAAAATGGGATTTTACTACGCACTCCCCCTGTACTTATTTGCAATCTTCTTGAGATTCATGAGGTTTGGAAAATCTGTGTCCGGGAGCTGCTCCCCCGCCTTCCTCTCCTTTTTCTTTTTGGAAGAATACCAAGAAACATATATATCATGTTCGTTTATAACTTGAACAGTAAATCCACCCAACATAAACTGTCTGCTTATGTACCTCGCAGCTGAAGCTCTATCAAATGCTGGATACCCTAGTAGAAAGCGTGGAACGGTCAAAAAAATCTGTTTATGACCAAGTTCGACAGATTGTCTAATCTTAGAAGAAAACTGTTCATATATTTTTGTGTAAATTTCCTTTCGGATTTGTTTTCTCTTTTCATCAATCTTATTCACATCATCGATGCTTATCATTACAATTACTCGGACTTATTTTTTATCGAATCCAACTCAGCCTTAGTGGGGATCGCCGCCTCATTTACAAGCTTGTAATCAAGGAATTCTTTACCAGGAGATCCTTCGGAAAATGCACTGATGTCACCTGGTACATCTGTATCGATGGGTTGAGATCGGAGAGACACAAGGGTCACCTTATTATTCTCAACTTCGTAAGATGCAACGACGGAAAACCCGAAGGAGAACCCACCCTTCTTGATAACCATGAACATACATTCATAGATGTCTTTCTCATCACTTTTGTAGTGAGTGACCGAAGTTGTTTCGATAATGTAGGTGCAAAGACCAGTACGCTTAGATATCTCCTTATTGGCTTGGAGTACAAACTCCTGCATCGCATCATTATCAACACTGGCCTCCACTTTGGTATATTTAGAAAGGTCTGGTCTGGGGTCATCGAGCTTCACTGTATCAGTTGGTTTTGTGTAGCCTGATAAACCGAATGCTTCTGTAAAAGATTCTCGAGAAGTTACCATAAAAATCACCACCATGAGGAGGATGATTGCAACTGAGTAATTCATATTTACTATAACGCGTTAATTTTTTTTTAGAAAATACCCTTATACATAGTAGATGTCACTGCTGATTTATAGCCCAAGATGTAAGCACTCGATGGATGTCATCGAATATATCAACAACATTCCCCAGTTGAAACAGCTTGTACATTTTCATAACATTAATACACAGGGGATACCACCAAACTATAAAAATAAAATCAACCGAGTTCCCACCATGCTAACAAAGAATGGCAAGATCCTGGTGGGTAATGAAATTAAGAATTGGCTTGATTCTCTACTACCAAAGAAAGAGGTTGAAAACTCTGGTATTGGCGCATTTGGTTGTTCTATGTCTAGTTTAGATGGTAATGATAACTCTGATATGTTTCGTCTGGATGATTACGGTCGTGCTCTCCAGCCTGCGATGACTAAAGAGTTGGAAGAGAAGATTAACCGTGACGTGTCTAAAGGTGTGGCATATACGGATTTAAAGATGTAATTTCTATTCACAATAGATATGAAACTTACCACTATTCAAGCTTCGGCTTTTAAGTCCACTTTTGAAGTCCTTAAGGATATTCTCAATGACGTCAATGTGTTCTTTAGACCAGATGGGATGTATATCGTTACACTAGATACAGCTAGAACATCCCTCATAGATATGCACCTGGCTGCTGAAAACTTTGAGGAATATGAATGCAATCAAGAAGAAATCATAGCTGGTATTAATATTTCAAATACATTTAAATTGTTAAAGACAATTACCAACAATGATGTTCTCAGAATTTCTATCAATTGTAAAGAATACATGAATATAGAAATTATCAGTGAAAATAAGAAGACTCAATCAAATTTTCAATTGAAACTCTTAGATATTAATGAAAGTCGTATCGAGGTTCCTGATGTTGAAATGACCACTATAACAACCCTCCCATCGGCTGATTTTCAGAGGCTGTGTCGTGACATGTCAAACATTGGTACGGAAATTGAAATTCAGAGATGTGGTAAGAATATTCAACTCAAATGTAATGGAGACTTTGCCAATCAAGAGACAATTATTGAATGTCCCGAAGAAAGTCCAACCATTACCGGTTTGTATAGTTTGAAATATATGAATATCTTTACAAAGGCGACGAGTATGTGTGCGTCTGTGCAAATTATACAAGAACTCGGGAATAGGTTTTTAATTCTAAAATACAATGTCGCAAATTTGGGGGACCTCAAGTTTTATCTAGCGACTAAGGTATCTGAAGATCTGTTGTAAAATCGTGTAGTGTTGAGATAGTCTTTTTCATACCCAGTGTATTGGTGAGCACAATTTTGGGGAATTCCTTTTCCAACGTATCTCTCTCATAATATAAAAAATGTTCAAGTGGGACCTTTTGTCCATGAAAGTCATTTCGTGGTCCCGAATACCGTTTCACCTTTTCAGTAATGTTTCTTTTTGGTTTATCGTCGTGATCAACCACCCAAGCACTACTCAAAGGGATACTAAAATGCATAGCACTGTCCTCGTTCTCACCGGGTTTAAAATTAATATCATCTGAAATTGCTGTGTATTCCTTTCCGTTGAAATAATACTTCACCCGTAAAATTACCCACCTGATATTTTGGGGAATCATGGTATCTCTGAATTTCTTACCTTTTGCATACAAGTAGTATTCATCTAAAATACCATCGTCCCAAGATTTGCTCTCTTCCAACCAAAAATCATCTTCAATTTGATATTTCATATCATGATCAATCTCATACGCAATTTCCTCAGAAATTATAGAATAATCACGTGGTGTGGTAAGATATTTATAAAAGTAAAAAAGATTACTTAAAAGTTTGAAGAGCATCTCTTTATATATGAAATGGAGAGTAATTTTTTAAGTAGATATAACAATCGATTGGAAGAATGGAGCAATCTGATAAAACAGGACCCGGGTAATACTAACAAATATCAAAGTGAGATGGCGGAGTATATCATGAAATGTATGCCCTATATGAATCAACATACAGATGAAACTGAAGAAATTTCAAATACCGATAACATATTCAATGTAAAGGAGACGGTTGGTTTGAAGAGAAAAGATATTTACACCGACTATTTAATTGTAGTTGAAAAACAAAATATACCAAGAAAAATTGTGAAAACAATGGACCGTTGTGAAACGTGTCCAGATAGCAATCTTTTACATTTTCATGACACGAGTGATCTCGTGTGTGACTCGTGTGGTGCAATCATAGCCTGTCTCATTAGTGAAGAATTAACATATAAGGAAGAACAAGAAACATCCGAAAAAGTTGTGAACTATTCATACAAACGGGAGAATCATTTCAACGAATGGTTGTCACAGTTCCAAGCACAGGAGCTTACCAACATACCAGATGAGGTCATAGAACAACTTCGATCTGAACTCAAAAAAATTAAAATCAAAAAATTGGAAGACATTACCCACGCAAAAATTCGCGGTCTTCTCAAAAAGTTGAAACTCAACAAGTACTACGAACATGTCCCATATATCACCAATATACTAAATGGTATAAAGCCACCAAATATGCCACAAGAGTTAGAGGAGTGTCTCCGAATGATGTTCAAAGATATTCAAAAACCATTCGACACCCATTGCCCCGCAGAACGTAAAAATTTTCTGAGTTATTCTTACGTCCTCTATAAATTTTGCGAACTTCTGAGTGAAGACGAATACCTCAAATACTTCCCCCTCCTCAAATCCAAAGAAAAACTGTACCAACAGGACGTCATATGGAAAATGATTTGTCAAGATCTTAAGTGGGAGTTCATTCCAACAGTTTAGAAAGCCTAAGTGGATAGAACCTATTGGTATTTTATATCAAAATGTCGAGCATGCAACTTGTTTCCGATGCCTGGGAGATGATCTCCCCTAACATTAACCCCTACCCAATCTCACACATCTTGAACACCTCCAGGAATCGCACCAAGGCTTGGCAGCTACACCCCAGACATCAACGCTACGACCACACATGGACCGAGGAGAACCGGGAGCTCTATATCGATAGTGTCGAGAAGAACATCGCACAAGCGAGTACAATCACGCTGTCAATCAAGATTGATGCCCAAGGCAGAGAACAAACGTACATCCTAGATGGTGGTCATCGTATCGATACCATCAAGCGCTTCTGTGGTGAGAAGGGCGAAGAGTTCATGTTTCGTGACCCACACGGACGTCTCTACTCCGACTTTGACGATGATGTCAAACTCAATTTTGATGGTAGGCTCATCACAGTTGTAACCTACCGCCTCCTTACAGAGGAACAGGAGGATCTACTCTTCATGCGCATCAATCGCCATCTGGAACTTGCGCAAGGTGAGACCATCAACGCGCAGAAGTCGGTCCCTATTTGCTTACTCGCTCACCAGATGGCCGAGAAGTACAAGCATGTTCTCTGCAATGAGAAGGTGGGCCTAGGTTACTGCAACGGGGAACGAATGGAGGAAAAAG